TATATAATGGCATTTAAGAAAAGACCTATTCGTAGAATTAAGAAGGTTTATAAAAAGCGCGTTTCGAAACCGAAAACGGTTTCTGTTGCAATTAAGAAGTATGTAAAAAGCACTATTCATCGTCAAATTGAAAACAAGTCTTTTCAGATTAACGGTGGTGTTTCATTTGGAAATGTAAATGAAAGTCCCGATTTTAATGCTTATCCTATGGCGCCTCTTTTGGGGTTCTGGAGTATAAGCAATGGTTTAGGACAAGGAAACCGAATTGGAAATAAAATTCAGATTCGTAAAGTTATGTTAAATTATATCTTAAGACCTACTGCTTATGATGCAACATTTAACCCTCTTCCAGGACCAAGTCACGTCCAACTTTTTCTTGGACATATAAAGTCCGCACCATCTGCTTTACCTACATCATCTGATGTTAACCAACTATTTCAAAGTGGAAATAGTGTTACTGCCCCTGTTGGAACTTTACGTGATATAATCAGTGTAGTTAATACGGATTATTGGACTATTAAAAAGCGATGGAGTCATAAAGTCGGTTTTTCTGTAAATGATGGCACAACTGGACCATCTAGCGCTGCTGCGCAATATGGAAGCAACAATGATTTTAAGATGAATGTCGTAAAAAGGTTGGATATTACAAGGATGCTTCCAAAGACTATGAACTTTAACGATAGTGGTGTAAGTTCAACAACTAAGAATCTATTTTTTATGTATTATGCGGTCGCCGCGTCTGGCGTAAATAATAGTGCTTCAATTCTTCCTACCAATATGGAATTTTGGTTAGATTATAGTTTCGAAGATGCTTAACCATCTCGGTAGGCGTAGCGGACGAAGTCCCCAAATGCAACTTGACCGAAAGTTGAAAACGGTTTAAGAGATTTTGGAAGCTCTCTCGCCCTCGCGAGAGCTTCCACAAATACGTTTAATTCACTTGCACCGCAGGTTCGATTGACTGCATAATCAGTCACATTTTATTATTTCATAAATTGCTTAAAATTTGTGATATACCCCCTTTGAGTTTTAACAAAAAAGGCGGAATTGTTGGGGGTCAGTATTACCCCCCAACTTCCGTGTAAAGTTTACTTTAGGAAGTTTAGGAATAAATTTAATTAAATTAATTACGTTATTTCTTGAATTTTTTATCTAATCATAGTTTAGGAATGTCAAGAAACAGGAGTTGGTGCATTACTATCAATAATTACAATCAAACCGATTGGAGTTGTATAAAGTATTTGTTCAAAAATGCCGAGTATGGTATTTGTGCCGAAGAAGTCGGCGAGAGCGGAACTCCTCATTTACAAGCATATTGCACTTTAAAGACCGCACTGTCTTTAGTCGCAATGAAAAAGTATTTACCGAAGGCACATTTGGTTATTGCTTTAGGAACCGACAAGCAAAATCAAGAATATTGTTCTAAGGATGCAACTAATATCTACGAAGTAGGGGAACCCCGAGTAGGTCAAGGAAGCAGAACTGATATAAAAGAATTATCTGAGAAGATTAAGAATTTAGAGATTACTTTAGAAGATTGTATGTTTGAATATCCCGAAATGTATGTTCGGTATTCAAGAAGTCTAGAAAAGATGTTTAACGCAGTTATGAAACCTCGTTCCGTTGCACCCCAAGTTATTTGGTTATATGGAAAAGCAGGAACAGGAAAAACTCGATATTGTATAGACAAGCATCCGTCTCATTATATAAAAGACGGAACCCCTTGGTGGGATAATTATACACAACAAGAAGCAATTATTATTGATGATTTCGATAACAATATTCCGTATCGGACATTGTTACGAATATTAGACAGATACATTTATCAAGGACAAGTTAAAGGTTCATATGTCCAAGTTAACTCGCCGTATATTTACATTACCTGCGAGCACCCCCCAACGGTTTATTGGAGTGGTAACGAGTTCGACCAAGTTCGACGTCGTATTACTTCTGTGCAAGAAATAAATTAAATTCCATTTACAATATATAATGGCATTTAAGAAAAGACCTATTCGTAGAATTAAGAAGGTTTATAAAAAGCGCGTTTCGAAACCGAAAACGGTTTCTGTTGCAATTAAGAAGTATGTAAAAAGCACTATTCATC